AGATATGCAGCGTGATTTCGACAAAGAACTAAAAGCACGCGGCGTTAAAAAACTACGGTGGGAGCGTCACCACAACGGGCACATCACTTACTACACGAGAGAGATTAAATAATGCCGATAACTATCTCTGAGACAGTTACAGACCGCATACAGAACGGCGGTATGCGCAAGATCCGACAGAAGTTTACCGACCATCTGGGCAAAGATCATTTTCGGCAGTTTATTGCTGCGGCTGACTACGATGCTACACAAGGGCTGGTCGATGGCGAGGTAACGGTACTTAGTGGACTAGAGCAGGCGGAAGAAGGTGAGTACCAAGAAGCACTAATTGAAGGACGCAACCCTTTCCGCAACCTTGACGACTCCCCTAAAGACCCTGAATTCCAAGGTCGGACAGTCTTATTACGCAAGATACTTCGTCACTTCCTTCGCCACAAAGACCCAATAATGCTGGCTAAGTTAGCGCCATTTCTAGCGCGAGTTAGTGACACACAATTAAAAAACTTGCTCGGCATTAGTCAAGTGCGTGTTGATCGTATTCGCACAAAAGTAGCTCAAGTAGTTGCTATCCGTGATGCGCATGATGCGTTTGAGTCTGAGTTGGGAGAGGGGGAGTGAGTGACATATGGCTCGATGATCTAGCAACAGGTGCAGGGGATGGGACAAGTTATGTAGACGCATACACAACATTGGCAGCAGTAGCGGCAGTCGCAGTATCAGGTGACCGCGTTCTCATGGTACACACACACACACAGGCGACTGCAGTATCTCTACCGGCGCGGGTTAGTTTAATGTCTGTAAACTCAAGTGGGGTTTACACAAAGTCTGCGATATATAATTTTTCCGGGACGGACATCTCAGTGGGAGCGAACCTTGCTCTTTATGGGATTGGGGTCACAGCCACAGATGATTTTACAGTAGGCCATTCAACGGTACTAGATGATTGCAGAACCCAAGCAGACTCTTCGCAGACTGGGTTCTATAACATGGCTTCAAACACCACCGCAACAGGTCTTCGGACAGTGAAAGGAGGGGAAATAAGCCTTGGCGGAAGCGCAATGCTTGAAAATGGGACAAACTACTACCTAAGTTTTTTGGTGGATGGGGTCGCCATAACGGCCAATGGCTCCGGGCCGCACTATTTCTGCGACCTTGTGGGGGTCAGGTCTTTAGATATAGAGATACGAAACGTAGACTTTGCTGCGGCAGCAGTGCAGTCTGGCATCTTTACGGGTAATCTTGCAGTTTTCAGCATTGTCAAGGTCTCCCGCTGTGTTATACCTGCCGGATTTATAATTCAAAGTGGATCTATCTCCATTGAAGGCGCGGCCATAGTCTGTTCAGGATTGGATGTAGGAGATGGTTATCACTATTTCTATGAAAAGTATCGGCAGGGAGAGGTGTTGGAAGAGACAGGAATTTATCGAAACGCGGGTGCTACTTATGATGGAACAAATCATTTCAGCACTGAGCTGGTTTCCAACACAAATGCAACGACTCCATCCCCCTTAGCAACCCAACTGGGTAGTCAGTACATAGACACAGACGACTTCACAACTACAGTTACTGTAACTGTACATTTCGCAGTAGATGGATCGACGACAGCTCTTAATGACGATGAGTTCTGGATAGAGGTAGAGTACGCAGATGGCGCTGATAATGCGCTCGGTGTAATCGCAAGCACTAAAGCTGAGCCTCTGGTGACAGCCGCTGCGCCCACAACTGAAACAGCTTTGTGGACAGGGCTTGGCGGCACGAATAAGCAAATGTCTATCAGCAAAACAATCACTATTGGCACTACAGCAGGCACAATTGCTAGTGGCTTGGTGAGAGTTACAGCGTATATGGGCAAGGCAAGCCAAACTGCCTTTGTGTGCCCCCAGTTCGAGCTTAGCTAATGGCCTCTAAAACGCTCAGGCTAGTTCCGGGGCTTGGTCTTGTTGTAGAGACTACAACAGGAGCTACGGAATTATATCCGGGCGGGTTGTATACTCAGCCCAGTGCAAGTGGCACACCATGTCCGCAACTGGCGGCACAACTATACTCACGCTCGCAAATGATACTTGGGTAGCAGGCGCTGCATTCGACGCACAGCGACAAGCTATAATCGACAAGCAGACTTCGGCGCAGACAGAGACTTTCGGCTGGAATAACGAAGTACGCGATAAAGCATCGGTAACTGATGTTGCTCGCACTAACGATAACGTTGTTACAATCACATGGGGCGCAGCGGCTTCGTTTGATATTACAGCGCAAGAAACGATCACACCGGGCATACCAGCAGCGGCGATGGTCACAAGCACAATAGATGTAGTGTCATCGCCTACGTTTACGGTTGACTTTGTTGCTGCGGTGGACTACCTAGCAGAGCTAACCAACGCAGCCTTCAGTATTAGTGCAGAAAATACTGTGGTGCTAGCCGACTATGAAGCTAACTTAGCCGTACAATCCTTTGGGCTAAGTGCTCAGGACTTAGTTGTAGCTAGTGGGTATGGTGCAGGACTTACCACACAGTCCTTTAGTTTCACCGCGCAGAACGCAGAAACCCTGGCCGAGTATTTGGCAGAGTTAACAAGCCAGTCCTATACGTTCGAGGCGAAGGGCTTAGAAGTTGTTGTCACAGACATACCTGAGTTCTCCTTTAGTCCCCAAGACGTAAACTTGAGATTAGACTACAAGGCTACTATGTCAGCAGTGACCTTTGGGTTTGTCTCCGAGGACACGGACGTAGCTGCTTCCTATCAAGCTGAGTTGTCCGTGCAGTCTTAGAGGCAGAGTATAGTGCAGGGTTAGGAAGTCCGGGGTTTGATCTGAGTACAGGTGACCTAGACTTTGTAGCTGATTACAGTGCTGACCTAGCAACTCAGTTATTCTCTATGACAGCACAAGGCCCAGACATTGGGGCCGAGTATTTGGCAGAGCTAAATAGCAGCAGCTTCTTATACGAAGCGCAGGACATAGAGGCAGAGTCTGGCCCACCCCTAGGGCTGACAACAGCCTCCTTCAGCTTCATGTCTCTCCCATTCCAACTAGACGCTGCGGGTGGGTCACTGCACAGGGTTAACTGGATCAGGTCTCCAATTAGAGAAAGCATGCGTCCAACCAACTGGAGGAGATAATGGATTTGACAAACAAGAAGAAGATGATAGGCCCGAACGACACCCACATAACCCAGTCCCTGTTCTTAGAGGTTGGGTATGACACTAGGTATGCAGTCTTCACTATGAAGGATGCTGACCACAAGTATAAGGGCATCACCTACCCATCATTGAAGCGGCTCTACTTAGAGATGGAGGATGTGACCGAGTACGAGTTTGCAACCACATACTTCCTAAGTTGGAGCCACTGGCAACGGATAACTCAGAACAAGTTAATGGCTGATCTTGTGGGATCAATGCGGGAAGAGTTGGAACTTAAGTTGAGAGCTAGGGCTATAAAGGACATCCTGTCCAACGACAACTCTTTCCAAGCCACTAAGTGGATTGCTGACAAGGGCTGGGGCAAGCGACCAACAGGTCGTCCCACTAAGGGTCAGACTGAACGGGAGGCTAAGATGGTTGGTCGTTTGGAGAGAGAGTTTGATGAAGACATCAAGAGGATGCGGGTGGTTAAGTAATGTCTAGCTGGATAGAGGAAGCCGAGTTAAAGATAACTAACATGCCACAAGAGGCTAAGGATGTGAGGGAGCGTGCTCTCGTAGACCTCCCATACTTCGCCCACTTAGTCAACCCCGGTTATATGTATGGCTCTATCCACGAGGAGATCTTCCGGTGGCTACAGGAGTATGACTTGTTCGGCATGGGAGAGACCCTCTCTAGCAATAAGCTGGTCATGCTGCCAAGAGCACACCTAAAGAGTCACATCGTAGCCACATGGTGTGCTTGGTTAATACTGAGACACCCAGAGGTTACCACCATACTCTATGTGTCAGCAACAGCAGAGCTAGCACAGACACAGTTGTTTGCCATACAGAACATCCTTGGTAGCACACTATTTAGACGATTCTTCCCTGAGTATGTACACCCACAAGAGGGTAAACGGGAAAGGTGGTCTGTGTCTAAGTTGTCAGTTGACCACAAGAAGAGAGCTAGTGAGGGTGTAAGGGACGCCACCATTGCTACGGCAGGTTTGACTACTAACACAACTGGTTGGCATGCTGACATAGTTGTAGCAGATGACTTGGTTGTACCAGAGAATGCCTACACGGAAGAGGGAAGAACAAGTGTTTCTCGTAAGGCATCACAGTTTACTTCCATCAGGAATGCTGGTGGATTCACTGTAGCATGTGGTACACGATACCACCCTGCTGATGTTTATCAAACATGGAAGGATCAGTTCTACGATGACTACTGTGAGAAAGGAATACTCATAGACACCATCCCAGTGTGGGAAGTAAAGGAGTATGTTGTTGAAGAGGACGGGATCTTCCTGTGGCCCAGACGGGTCAGGGGGGATGGAAAGGCCTTTGGATTTGATACTAGAATCTTAGCACGCATCAAGGCTGAGTATACAGACTTCGTGCAGTTCTTCGCACAGTATTACAACAACCCGAATGCACCGGGGGCTGCCAGAATAGACCAATCTAAGTTCCAATACTTTAACCCCCGGCTCTTGAAGAGGGAGGGTGGTAGGTGGTTCTACAGTGGCAAGAGGTTGAACATCTATGCAGCAGTTGACTTTGCCTTTAGTCTTTCTAAGAAGGCAGACTTCACAGCCATCGTAGTCATAGGGATAGACGCAGACAGCAATGTCTACGTACTAGATATTGACAGGTTCAAGACGGACAAGACCTTAACTTACTTTGAACACATTGCAAAGCTACATGCCCAATGGGGCTTTAAGAAACTAAGAGCAGAAGTCAGTGTGGCTCAGAAGGTTATCGTTAACGCTATCAAGGACTACGTTAAGGCTGAGGGACTAACCCTTCCGGTTGATGAGCATCGACCCACAAGGGCACAGGGAAGCAAGGAGACAAGGATAGCAGCAGTCCTTGAGCACAAGTATGACAACCACCAGATGTATCACTATGAGGGTGGCTGGACTCCACAACTAGAGGAGGAGCTGATCTCTGTCAACCCAAGGAATGACGATGTGAAGGATGCACTAGCATCGGCAGTAGAGATTGCTATCCCACCCAACAGGGGAGCCAAGGCATCCATAATTGAAATGTTTAAAGGGAAGCCACAAAGGAACTCCAGATTCGGTGGGGTTGTATCTAAGGGGAATAAAGAGAATAGCCTATGACGTATGCTGTAGCAGACATTGAACTAAACACAGCCCAAGACTCTGAAGCAGCTTGGGTGACAAACCTCTGGACTAAGTATAATGACTTACGGTCTGGTTGGCTTGAAGAGAAGAAGGAGCTACGCAATTACCTTTTCGCAACGGACACAACAACTACAACGAATGAGTCTCTCCCTTGGAAAAACTCTACTACTCTTCCCAAGCTTACTCAGCTTAGGGATAATCTGCACAGTAATTATCTCTCTAGTTTGTTTCCACACGATGATTGGTTATTGTGGGAAGGGTATTCAAAGGATGACCAGACTGCTCAGAAAGTTAAAGCTATACAAGCTTATATGGCTAACAAGGTTAGAGAATCTGGAGCACGATCTGAATACTCTAAGATGCTCTATGACTACATTGACTACGGGTTGGCGATTACAACTACGGGCTTTGAGACAAGAACTAAAACGCTTGACGACGGGTCGATAGTCCCAACCTACATTGGCCCAGTGCCTTATCGGTTGAGTCCGCTAGACGTGGTATTCAACCCAACAGCTAAGTCCTTTGATGACAGCTTCAAGGTTGTGCGGTCACTAAAGACTGTCGGTGAGCTGGCTAAGTTAGTGGAGACACAGCCGGAGCAAGCCTTCTGGAAGGAAGTGTTGGATAGGCGTGGTGTCATTGCTAACATGGCCAATGGCTTTAGTCGTGAAGACTTTGACAAGGCTGTGGGCTATGAGGTGGATGGCTTTGGTAGTATGCACGAGTATTACTTGGGTCAGCAGGTTGAGGTGTTGGAGTTCTTTGGTGACTACTATAACCCACAGACACAGACCCTACAGACCGACCGAGTAATAACTGTAGTGGACAGATCAATTACAGTTAGGAACGTACAGATACCAACGTGGTTCACAGGCTCTCCAATCCGAGCAGTGGGGTGGAGGATGCGTACAGACAACCTCTACCCAATGGGGCCACTAGACAACTTGGTTGGCTTACAGTACAGACTAGACCACCTAGAGAACCTGAAAGCAGACGCTATGGACTTGGTGGTTAACCCACCCCTGAAGGTGTATGGTGAGGTTGAAGAGTTTGAGTGGGCACCGGGTGCAGAGATCACCATTGACGAAGGTGGTGATGTACAGGAGCTGGCCCAGAACATGGGTGGCATTATCCAAGCCTCCAACGAGATGGCTCAGATTGAACAGCGAATGGAGTTGTATGCTGGGGCACCGAGAGATGCTATGGGCATCAGGTCTCCGGGTGAGAAGACTGCCTTTGAAGTACAGACCTTAGACAATGCAGCAGGGCGTATCTTCCAAGACAAGATTACAAACTTCGAGATAGGCTTACTAGAGCCTAGCCTCAACGACCAACTAGAGTCAGCAAGACGTAACCTAGACGTAGCAGACATTGTACGTACAAGTGCTAACGAGTTGGGAATCACACAGTTCTTGTCCATCACCAAGGAAGACATAACAGCTAACGGCAAGATCAGGCCAATAGGTGCGAGACACTTCGCTAAGAAGGCACAAGACTTACAGAACTTAATTGGTGTATTCAACTCACCGATTGGGGCAATGATTGCTCCACACACATCAGGCAAGGAGATGACTAAGTTCGTCAACAACATCTCAGGACTGGATGGGTACAGCTTGTTCAAACCTAATATAGCTGTGTTCGAGCAGCAAGAAACACAACGACTTGTAGCACAGGCACAAGAGGATTTGGAGGTAGAGCAAGCTAACGCTGCTCAGGAACCAGACCTTGTTGAGCCAGAGGAGTCTCAGTGAAGACAGTATGGATAGCCAACGCAGATAATAAAGCAGAGCTTAGACAGGCGTATGGAGCTTCCTCAGTCATTCGTAAGAGGCTTTCTCTGATGTGCAATAAGAAGATAGAGGGTGGGTTTGTCTTAACCAAAGACGACTATGACTCCCCTAACTGGCAGTATAGGCAAGCAGATGCAGTTGGCTACCGCCGTGCTCTGGAGGAGGTCATATCGCTGTTAAGTGATTAGGACATCCACACCCATTTAACTTTATAGGAACTAGCATGACAGACCAGTCAGCTTTTAGTAGTGATCCATCGCAGGCCACCACTGCACCAGTAACAGACCCAACTAATCCTTTTGCAAACCAGCTAGGGGCAATTAAGAACGAGTCTGGAACACAGAAGTACGACACCGTGGAGAAGGCGCTTGAAGCCCTTAACCATTCACAGGAGTTCATCCCCCAACTCAAGACACAGGTGGAAGAACAAGAGGCAACCATTGCAGCACTTAATGAGAAGCTTGCAGGGGCAGCCGCCATTGAAGATGTCGTATCTAGGCTAAGCAATCAGCAAGGCCAACCAG